TGCTGCTGACCATTCGCGATGTTCCTGAAGACCTGGTGCGCCAGGCCAAGCTTGCCACCGGCAAGGGCACCGGCAGTCAGGCGTTCATCGCCGGTATTGAGTTGATGCTTCATCAGCGCGATCGCATCGAAGAGATGCAGGAAGAGATTCGGTCGCTGCGCGAGACCCTCGGTGTGTTCCAGGGCGTGTTGGCTGATGCTCATGCCGCTGCTGTGCAGTTGGCTGAGATCGCGGGGCAGCGTGACATGCTTGTGTCGGACAACCCGCTGCGGCCTGGGTATCGTCGCCGCTAGCAGTTTTCGTTCTGCAGCTGCTGCACTAGGTCGAAATGTGCTAGCAAATTTTCCCGCGGGATCCGTCCTGGATCTTGCTTTCTGCTAGCAGCCCCCTCCGATCTGTCCCTGTCAGGTGCCGCCGCACCGGCTCGTCGCGACTTGTCGCGTCGAACGGAGCGCCGGGCGAAGCGAACACTTGACGTTGCACCCACTGAAACAGCCTCCGGTCATAGGGTAGGGGGAAGCTTTTCTCCCCCTGCCCTCTGACCCTCTGGCGAAGAGCGGGATAGTAAGGGCAGCGCCCTTACGACCTTTCGGACGGTCCGCCTAGCTGATCAGCAGGCCGACAGTCAGGCCTGCCAGGAAGCCCATGAGGACGCCCGGCCAGAACCCGGCCAGATAGTGGATGAACAGGACTCTGCGAGGCCGCTGCGGTGCGCTGGTGGCGTTTTTGGGCTTGTGCCGGCTTTCGTTGAACCATTCCCTGTCGTGCAAACCCATGTGTTTCTCCGTTGGTTTGCGGGGCTCCGATCTGGCCCCGGAGGGGTGGGGGTGCTGTTACACCCCCACTTCGGTGCGGAATCCCGCACTCCGTGATCACTCCTTTGAGCCGAACTCTTCCCGGAATTCAAGCACGTCCTTAGTCGTGATCTTGTCCAGGTACTTCCATAGCGTCGCGTTGATTAGGTCCGATTCCCGGACGTCGTCCTTGGTCTCAATGATCATTTTCACGCGGCGGTCTTTCACCTCGTCGACGAATTTGTCGCGTACTCGATATGCCTTCGACATGCACCGTTACCTGTCACAAGTGGTGGGCGTTATTCTGGCACGTGTTGCGCTGTTACAAGTTACTGAGGTATAAATCCCCCTGCCTGTAACACGTAACGTTGTTACAGGGGTGCTAGGACAGCCTGGGGTGGTCGATGTTCATTGATTGGTTAAGCGTTACTCAGGAGTTTCCGTACGACCTTCCGGTCGTGAGTGACGTATTCCGCATGACTGTCGATGCCTTGACTGGTGAGCATCTGGCGACAAGCCAGCCGCGCATAACTCACGAAGGCAGTTACTCCACAACGGTTTCTATCAGTGTCCAGGGGCGCAAGGTCACGGTTGAGGGCAACCCATCCCGGATCAATCGCCGGGACAATCTTTGGGGTTACACCCGCATCGAGCAGTGCATCGCTGTTTACAACCGGTTGCTTGCGGAGCGTGGCCTTCCGGGCTTCACGCGCTGCCGTGAAATTTTCTTGCGTGACGGTGCGTCGGGCGCGAAGCCGGGTGATTGGGTGGCTGATGGTGCGGTGATCACCATGATTCACCTGACTAGCAATGTCGGGGTAGGGAAGGGGAATCAGCTCGATTATTTGCGTGGTCTTTCCAGTGTTCGTTATGGCCGGTTGATCCCGTTTCTCTTCCCGAACGGTCGGACTGTGAGTTGGACGACAAAGGGGGCCGACAAGGGTGCGCGGCTCCGTTACTTCAAGGTCTATGACAAGGCCTTTGAGCTTGAACAGCACCTGTTGCCTCGGATGCGTCGGGAGTTCGGCCCTGAATCCGAAGAGTGCCGCTATGCCGAACAACTGCGTGACTACTGCCTTGAACATGGCGTGGTGCGCTTTGAGCAAGAGCTAAAGAGCGAATTTCTTGCCCGCCTGAACCTCCGCTATTGGGGCCTTTTCGATGAACGCCGGTTTGAGCCGCTGCATGACGAATTCCTGGCCCTGGATTCCCGCTTAAAGGTGACTGCTATGGACCTCGCTTCGATCTCCGATCAGTTGTTGTTGGAAAAGGTTGTGGACACTCCGAAGGCCGCCCGGACAACTGCTTCTTATGCTCTGGAGTGGGCAACTGGTGGCAAGTTCGATTTTCATAAGCGCCAGGTGAAAGAACATGCTGCGCGTTTGAATCGGATCGGCATTGATATCCGCCAGCCATTTGATGTGACCCGTAACTCGCTGGTCTTCGTTCGTGAGGCTCGCGAGGTGGTTAAGACTTTCGATCTGATCGCGCCGAGCTGGTACCGGAAGCCTGTCGGTCATCTGCAATTGGTGGCGGCATGATTGCGCCGACTCTCGAAGTTCTCGCGCTGCTCGCCGGTGCCGTCACCCTGATTCACGTCCTGGGCGTGTGGGCTCGGTCATGACCTTGATTAACAGCCTTCAGGGTGTGCGTCTTTCGCCGAGTGAACGCCGCTCGCTTGAGCTTCGCCAGCGTGCCATGGCGGCGGTGAATCAGTCCGTGTTGCAACAGCAAGTTGTGGCCACGCTCCAGGCCCTGGAGCAGCACAAAGAGCAGGGCGGCAAGCCTGAGCGCGTCTGGACCACTGTCACCAACGAAAAGGGCACGCCGTTCCTGGGCGACGTGTTCGGGTGGCCGTGATGGCTATCGAGATCAACCGCCAGTCGTACCTGTCTCTGCGCTCAGCCCTGGAGCTGGAACTGCTCAATGCCGGCATCGATTCGCCTGAGCTGCTGAGCCGGCTTATGCGCCACGTGCTGGCCACCGAGTCGGCTACCCGTACCGACTCGCAACGCGTGCGCCGTGCGTTCGTCACGGCCCGTAGAAACCCGCTGCTGGGCGCAATCCCTCAGCACAGTCCAGGGCGCACAAATCGCCCGTATATCCGCAAGAGGAAACCCTAATGCCCTTCGTCTATCTCGGCCTGACTCGCGACGCCGGAACCTCGAAAAAGACCGGCAACGCCTATGACATCGCGGTCGTGCACTTCGCCGTCGATGCCACGCAATCGACCCGCCCCGATCGCAAGTTTGCCCTCGGCCTGGAACCTCAAAACCTGCCGATCGCGCCGGAAGCGGTGAGCCAGTTCCAGCGCGTTGAACCGCTGTCGTCTGTGAACTTCGAGTTCGAGCCGGACCCTCGGAACATGCAGCGCAACCGCATTTGCGGCGTGAAACCGCTGCCGAAGACTACTGGCCAAGCGGCCTCCTGATCATGCTGCCGCTCTGCATCGTCGTCGACGAGTCTGGACGGCTCGTCTCGCAAGGTGAGTTCACCGGCGATTGCACCGGCTACGTACTCATGACCCCGGCTGATTTCGCGGGGTCCATGACCGTTGCTCAGTTGTTCGGCTGGCCTGATCCGGTCGCCTTCGGGGCAGCGTTCACGACCGCATTCGGCGTCGTCCTGGGCTGTGCGGTCGTGGCCCACACCATCGGCTCTTTAGCCGGTTTCTTCGATACCAATCGTGAGGAAGAACTATGAAAGCCAACCTGAAACAAACCGCCCTGGTCCTGGTCCTGGGCGCTGTCGCTGCAGCCGCCGCGGTGCCGGCCTTCGCCGCCGAGGGCGATCTCGACTTCTCGTCGATGATCAGCTCGGTCAACGGCTCGGCTGTGATCGCCGCATTCATGGCCATGGGCGTGGTCAAGCTCGGCCCGAACTTCGCCCGCTGGGCTGTCAACAAGGTGGCCGGCTTCTTCGGTCGCTAAGTTCCTGCCGGCGTTGCCTGGGGTGCCTTCGGGCGCCCCTTTTTGTTTCAGCTTCCCCTGTCCTGGTCCGTCTGTGCTTGCCACAGCCGGACCAGGACAGGGAATTCCAACTTCTTTTCGCGCAGGTGAATCATGATATGGCTCGTTATTGCAGTGTTCGGCGGCTTAGTGTGTGGTGGTGTTTCTGCTTATGCGTTTTATGCGCGACAGTAACTGAGGCTGCTACTCGAAAAAATGTAAATGTCCCTCCGGCTCGTGATCAAGTTAGGGGAGGGAAGGCGTCCGGTGTTTCGGGTGGAGTTTTGACTATCGTCGGGCCAGCCTTGGAAGGCGAGTATATTCCTCGCGGTGGTACTGGCGGTGCAAATATTCCAGTGCGTGGTATTCATGGCGGAGTAACGGCAGGTGCGCGCACTATTGCGGGCGGTGCTGTCTCTGCACTGCGCGGCGGTATAGTTGGCGTTGCTGCAACTGCGGCCATGTCAATGGCTCTTGATAGTATCGGGGGCTTTATTGATGAGAATGGCAAGCCGGTTAAGAAGGTAAGTGACGTGCCCTCGGGTGCGGTGGCAGGTGTTTATTACGTCAGGCCGCCACAAAATGTTGGCGGTGTTTATCTTGATCTTAAGTATGGGCTGACACGTCAGCAGGCTTGTGAATATGAGGTTACGCAGAGTGGCAACTGTGTAATCAGGATTAACGGCATTGTGGGTTCTTCTATTATTTACGCTAATAGTTGCTACCCTGGCGTGTGGTTTAATATTTCAACCGGCAAGTGCGATAGTTTGTGGAAGCCTAGCGAGCATATAGAGCCTTTGACTGGTCCTGACTATGACGGCATTACTGACACGTTGTCGGGGGTGACGAACCCAGATTGGCTGAAGAGCTTGCTTGAGGCTTCTTGCGAAGGCTCGTTGAGCCCTGGCCGGTGCTACGACGAACTGACCAGCCTTGCCGACCAGTTGAAAGGACCTAGCTCGGTCAAAGGCCCGTCAAGCTCGACCACAAGCACTTACACGCGTCCTGATGGCACTACCGGCACGACCAACACTACTACGGAAACTAATTACACGATCAATTACGGCCCGAACTATTTCGACTACTCGAAAACGACGACCACGACAACTAGCAAGGATGGCGAGAAACCCACGACGACGACGGAAACTGAGTCGCCGGAGGTGACGGGGGAGGAGCCTGCCACTGAACCTGAGTCTCAGACGCCTTCGCCATGCACGACAAACTGCGAGGGTCCCGCATATGAAGACCAGTACAAGCCGACCGAGGAAACGAAAGAAAGCGTTATTGACAACTATCTGTCGCGTGTAGAACAGGCGCCGATAGTGAATGCGGCAACGGGATTTTTCGATGTTTCGGTTTCCGCATCGTGTCCAACTTGGCAGGCGCCTGTCGATATGTCGATTATGGGTGCAAGCTTTCACTCTGAACTTGTATTTGATCATCACTGCCAGCCCTGGTTTACCGGATATAGGACGGCGGCCATGGCCGTTGTGATGATTCTTTGTGCGTTCGGCGCGTTCTATATCGCCATGCTTGATTGAGGTGATGTATGCAAGCAATTATTGAAACGGTGGCAAGTTGGTTTAAGGCGCTTTTGGCGTGGTTCGGTCGAATCTTTGAATGGTTCCTTGGCATGTTCAAGGATTTCATGGAGTTCATTGCTGATTTGCCGCTACTGATATTCAAGGGCGTCATGGAAGGCGCGCTGTACTTGATCAATGCGCTTCCGGTTCCGCAGTTCCTGGTGCAGTACAAGTTGCAGACGCTGTTCAGTGGTTTGCCTGAATCGGTGCTGTGGTTCATCCAGTTCTTCGGCATTCCGCAGGGGCTGGCCATCCTGGGCGCGGGTGTCGCGTTTCGGCTGCTGCGCAAGGCGCTGACGCTGGGTCAATGGTAAGGGGAGGGGTAGGGCATGATTTTCGGTCATGAGGGCCTTCCTGGCTCTGGCAAGAGCCTTGAGGCCATGGTTCATGTGGTCAACTCGCTGCTCAGCGGTCGCACTGTGGTGACCAACATCAGCGGCATTGACCATCGGGCAATCTCCGAGCATCTGGCCATCCCGTTGCCCACGGTCCAGCAGCTGCTGATCTGCCTGGAAGCACCGGATGAACTCGACGAGGATGCGAAGGTGGCGTGGGTGAAGGGCCAGTTCTTCGTGAACCGGCATCATGACTGCCTCTGGATATGGGACGAGATCAACCAGTTCTGGCCGCCTGATCGGCAACCGCTGTCGGCGGATTGGGCCAAGTTCGTGACTGAGCACCGGCACCTGGGCATCGACATTCTGATCATGGGCCAGGACTTGACCGAGCTGCATCAGACGTGGCGCAAGCGGCTCCAGCGCTACACGCGATTCACCAAGCTGGACATGATGGGCAAGGACGACCAGTACCATTGGGCCAGTTACTCCAGCGCCGGGCGGCTCCGGTTCAAGCAGACGGCCTCGGGGAAGAAGCCGTACAACAAGGACTTCTTCGGGTTCTACAAGAGCCACGATGACGGGACGGCCAACGTTGCGAACTACCAGGACAAGCGTTTTTCTGTGTTCCAGGCGAAGCACAAGGCGCTGGGCTGGGGACTGTCGATCGCGATTGCGGTGTCGGTTGCGTACCTCTGGAACTTCTTCCAGCCGGGCGACCAGGACCTGAAGGCCGCTGTTCATGACGCGCCCAAGACTGAGCACGCGGTGACGCCGGCAGTCTCGGCGCCGGTTCAGCCTCAAGTCGTCGTAGCCGCGGCGCCGGCCAAGGCGGAAGAACCGAAGGAGCCGCCGCCCATCGACTACCTGGACAAGCTCGCGCAGCAGTACGATCTGCGGCTGTCGGCGATCCTTGATCGCAAGAATCCCCAGCCCGAACAGGCCGCGTTCGAGTTCGTCATGGACGTTCTGGACCCTGGGTATCGTGTGAAGGAACGGTTCCGTCGGATCGACGTGGTGTCGCTGGGCTGGACGGTCGAGCGCAGGGATTACGGGGTGTTGATCAGCAAGGGCGGCAAGTCGTACGTTGTCAGACCCTGGCCGTTGGACAACTTCGGGAAAGCGCCGGAGCGTCAGTTGAGCCAGCTCGGGCAGATGCCTGTGGCTACAGGCAAGCCCTGATCACCCGCACGCTCTAACCTCTGGCTTCGCATAATGTATATTATGTTAAATTAAATGCTATGTTAGAAGCCAGGATGATTCAGTCCTAAAGCGTCAAGCCCGATCTGGCGCTGTGCTGTACGGTGGTCGCTAAGCTGCTACCTTCAACGCTCAGGCGTCCTCAGATGTCATTGCCGAGGGCCTGGTGGTTGCGATGATGACGTCGTCCTCTGAGGTCACCGTTGCCAAGTACCCCTCAGATCTCATCTCGTTGACTAACCTCCGGTTTGACTCGGTGTTTCTTACCTTGATCTTCTTGACCTTCGCGCTCACGGTTTTGAAGTCCTCATCGTCGAGCAACCCTAGAGCTGCGGCAACCTCCGGCCACTTCATCCCAGGAAGACATTGTGTCAGCATTTCAGAGCGCTGCTCCGAGGTTAGGCTCGCGTTGCGAACCAGATGTCGCAGCACAGGCATCAGCGGATCAGCAAACCTTTCGCCAGCTTTATTGGCCAGCATAGTGTAGTGGTCAACCCATCCCGGACAGTGGGTTGAGTTTTTCTTCGGCCACCGCAGGTGGTACCGCTGGACTTCCTGCGCCGTCAGGTAGCCAGTCGGCGGGACCCATTCCGACTTCAGGCTGCGGAACAGACGCTCCATCGGCGAATTGTCCCAGCAGTTCCCCCGGCGGCTTATGCTCTGCTGCATCCGGTAGCGCCACAGTCGCTGCCGGAACAAGCGGCTGGCGTAACTGGCTGAATCCGAATGGAACAGCACCTATTGTGGCTTGCCGCGCTGTTCGTAGGCCATGTCCAGGGCCTTGATCACCAGCTCGGCATCCGGCTTGGCCGAGAACGCCCAGCCGATCACCCGCCGTGCCTGCAGATCCAGCACCGCCGCCAAGTAATGCCAGCGGCCTTGCGCCCAGATGTACATGATGTCGCCACACCACACCTGATTGGGACGCTGGACCGCGAACTCGCGGTTCAGCCGATTCGGGATATCCGGCCGCTCAACCATGGCCTGTCTATAGGCGTGCGAGCCCGGTTGCTTGCTGACCAGGCCCAGCTCACGCATCAACGCGGCGCGCATCGACCCGACGACGTCGAAGACGGTGGACGTAGTAGCAAGACCGCGCCACATCGAAAGCTGAACAGACCACTTCCACCGACTATCGAGTTTGTCCGACATCAAGAGAGCGGTAGCCTTTTTTAGGATCGCTTTCTCCCGCTCCAGCCGGTTGATCCGAGCCTCCAGCTCCTGGATCTTCTGCTGTTCTGGGGCGAGCGCCTTGCTCTTCGGGGTCACGCCGTCGCGCTCCTGCTGGAGCTGTTTCACCCAACGGCGCAAGGCCGACCCAGCGAACGGCAGGCGTCGATATGGCTGTAGCCTTGGTCCAACACCAGGGGCGCGGCCTCTCGCTTGAACTCGGCGGAAAACGTACGTCGTTGCTTGCTCATCAGACACCTCTCTCACGGCAAGGATTGTCGCCTAAATCGGTGTCCGGGATTACAAACTGCCCTTCAAAGCTAGCTATTGGTCGTTCTCTGCCGGTCTCAGATCCGATGCAAATGCTTGGTCTAGTCAAATGCAATCAGGTGGTCAAGTAAGCGCAATTGCGCAGCGGCGAGCGGTAGTTCAGTGCGCTGCGGATGTTCCTCATTGTAATCCTCTCTCCTCTTCAGGGCCTGACACAAGAAGGGCATAATGGCATAATGCAGCCACCTGCATCGCTTGCTGCCAGGAAGCGATGACGTAGCGATAAGGAAGTCGCCCCGCAATGCTCTTCCCTTGCTTTCCGTCATTTCTTGATATCCGTAAATCATCACTACCCTCTCGATGCAACGACCAGAGTTGCGGGTAGTTCAAGGAGAGACCGTGCGTTCGACTCTGCCACCACTCACTGGTTTGCTGATGCTTGGTCTGGGCGGGTGTGTTTCGTTCCATCCCGCCGGTCCCATCGGCGCACCTTCAGAAACAGCGCAAAGCACCTACCCGCACGCTGTTCAGGTGGAAGAGGTACAGATCACCGACAGGAAAATTACCAATGCTGACTGGCGCCGCACCGTCAGCGCGGCCCTGACCCAACAGATCGGGCAGCATGTCGAGCGCGGTGAGTATTTCGGGCGCTTGATCAGCTTTCCAGCGAAGGTCGAAGGCAATGACGTTGTGTTGAAGTTCAGCTTCTCCTCGCTAGAAGGCAAGCGAACCCCGCATCCCGGCTATATCCCAGGTGCCCTGCTGACACTGACTGCATGGATCTGGGTGAACGGCCCAATCTACGTGGACAAGTACGATCTGGTCGGTGACCTGTTGATCGAAAACGCTGAGGGCAAGGCGCTGGCCAGCAGCCACAAAGCACTGGACGTCCAGCAGAACACAGGCCTCTGGGATCACGACTATGCCGCCTTCTCCCTGGGCAGTGTGCAACTCACTCAACTGGTGGAGTCGCTGCTGAAGGATGCCACTGCGCAGTTGCCCTGCCCTGAGGGGGAGCCTTGTGAAAGCAAGCCGGATTGACCAGGGAACGGTTGCAGTCCGCCAAACCGGTAGTTTCACCATCCAAACAGCAACAACGGCGATTCAAAGCATTAGCCACTGCAAGATCATCCAGAAGGCCGATGGCTACGCCTTTTTCTCACACTCTACCGATAGCACCCCCCAGAAGGAGGCAGCGAGAGCAGGGTCACGCTTCGCGTGACGCGCTATCCCTCCTCGCCCAAGGACGAGGTTTCTCGCGCAAGACTGATGAAGAAATACCACCTCGCGCTATTAGGCGCTCTCTGCCTGCAACTCACCGGCTGCATTTCCTATTCGCACCAGCAGCAGGCAGACGCCAGCGCTTGGCCGATTCCACTGAACTCGGCCAAGCCCACCGTCAGCCTCAAGGTCGATACCGACTATCAGTTCAACGGTACCCCCAGTCAGCGCGGATTCAATCTACCTCGCCTGGAGAGACTGCTGATCAAAGAGTACCAGAGCAGTCAAGCGTTCGAGCAAGTCGCGCTCGGACTCAATACTGCGGACGTCTACGCCAAGGTGAAGGTTAGCAACCATGAAACCGGCAGCATGCTTCTGGCGATCCTCTCAGGCGCTACTTTACTGGTGATTCCGGGAACCTTTGACAATGAGTGGATCATGGAGACTCGTTTCTTCGATGCCAATGGCAAGGAACAAGGACGCGTGGTCAAACGGGAGATAACGACTACCTGGACGCAGCTACTGCTGGTGTTCGCCCTGCCCTTCAACGAATCGACTGATGAGATCTTGGCCAAGTTGGCACGGAGCACTCTGGAAGAAGCAAGTCAGCGCAAGTTGCTCTGAATGACGTTACGGTAGGGGGCATCAGTAGGCCGACCAAAACATCTTGGCGTAAGACTGGGTAGGTGTGATGATCAAGGCAGTCAATGTGCCCGCGTTGCAGTGACCTGCCCCCAGTTTTAGTACCGCTGCCTAGTTAGTAGGCCCTGGGGTTGATATTAATTTTTCCTGCTTCAGCTGCTGCTGGCGAGTTCGCCAACTTGCAGCAAATTCTGCCGGGGTGGGATTGCCAATCGCGCTGTGCGGTCGGTGTGCGTTGTAATCCCGCCGCCAGGCCGCGATGCGGATTCTCGCTTCGGCCAGCGAACAGAACCAGTGCTCATTGAGGCATTCGTCCCGGACTTACCGTTGAACGACTCGATGAAGGCATTCTGCGTGGGCTTACCAGGCTGAATCAGCTTCAGCTTGATGTCGCGCTGATAGGGCATTTGATCCGCCGCCCGTTGCTCAGTGCATCGAAGACGAAGTCCATCGACCAGACTTGGTTTGGTGCGCTCGGCAAACTCAGGCGTTCGCGCTCCACCGCGACGCCATGGCGGCGGCGCCGCCGTTTCACCATCAAGCCGGCAGCGCGGTACAGGCGATAGATCCGCTTGTGGTTGACCTGCACGCCAGCACGCCGCAGCAGGATGTGCAGGCGGCGATAGCCAAAGCGCCGGCGCTCTTGGGCCAGTTCCACCAGTTGGGCTTGCAGCTCGGTGTTTTGCACACTGGCTCGCGGCTGGTAGCACAACACCGAGCGGGACAGCCCGATCAACTGACAGGCACGACGCTCGGAGATGCCGGTTCGCGCCTGCAT